AGACAGCACGCCCTCTGCATCCTGCGCATCCACGGCCAAATCCGAGCTCGACCGTATCTCTGAGGGGATCATGCCCGCTTGCGGCTCGAAATCCGTGCCATCGAAGGCCAGCCCGAGATCATGGTCGGTGAAGCCGAAGACAGCGCCATCGACGCGCGTCACGCGCCAGCACCACGCAAGGGTCGTCGTGCCCGACGCAAGGTGCGCGGACAGGTCAGGGGATATGGTTTTCATGTGGGGTGTCCGTTGGGTTGTAGCCCGCCCCGGTAAGGGCGGGCCATTGGTTCGGTTTCGGATTTTTAGGCCGTCACATTTAGGAGTAGACCACTAAACCTTTGCCTAAACATGCGCCGCGATCCATGACGTGATCGCGGTCTGCAGTTGATCGATTGTGACTTCTGTGTTCGCGTTGGTCATTTTGGTTCAATTTTCATTTGCGTTCGTTTATGTCTCTCAGAACATCTGGCGACTACCACTCTTGAGGCATAAGAGTTATAGGGTATTTTTTGGCGCTATTAGGAAGCTCATAGAATGGGTTCTCAGCCCAGCTGCGACCATCCCGGCGAATACGCATGTTCATAAAATGACTTGCATACTTACCGGATGCGTCAGCGCCATTTCCTGCGTAAACGCCCCACTTTAGATAAGCCTCATTGTCGTTATTGTAGCCGGTGACTTTTTCCTCATTGACCACTAGGCGACCATTCAGCCACATGCGGACTAATCCGATGTCTTCACCGCGACCGTCCTTAAAATCGAGCACAATATGGTGGGCTTCCCAAGGCTCATAGTCCCACTCATATTCGATGACAGGTGAAGGTGTGGTCCCAGCACCTACATCGTCTACAGCAGAAGTGCGCGTTTGCAGGCGGTATGTCTCAGCATTTTCAACTCGCAATGCGAGAACAGGTGAGGAACCAGTTTCACCTAAGTCTGGCTCGTCCTTTAGCTGAAGGCATACGAAGAACGGATACGCGCCGCCAATTGCCGTGTGAGGTTCAACAGCAAGAATAAATTCGTAACTGATAAAACTCTCAGCAGCAGGAACAGAGTCCCCTAGAGATAGCTCAGACCGGAAGTTTCCGTTAGAGAGATCAGAGCTTGTCACCTCGTCACCCGGCTCCGCCATGTGTCTGGTGTGTTCCAGAGGGTAGTCCCCCAAAAATTGCAGCGGCTTGCCGTTTGCACCAGATAGGATGCTACCTGAAGAGATCATTTTCTCATATCCAGCCCTCTCGATCTGAGGGTCGTAGAAATCATAGCTGGCGGTAATACGTGAAGGGGTAGTATCAACTCGACCTCGCGCCAGTTTAACACGACGGACTACGCCAGACGCACCGCTCGTCGCGCTGCCGATATAAATTTCATTCGGTGAAATCTGGTAATCAACATCACTCGAAGCGGCTTTAGAATACACAGGCTGACCACCGCAGGACATGCCGTGCCGCTCCCCGAAATACCCTCGGACAAGAGATGTCCCGACAACTTCGCCGCCACCTTCTCCGGTAATCAGGTTTGACGATCCGCCATCTACGGTAAGGTATGTCCCATCCTCATTTGAACGGAATAGAACTGATTTGCTGCCGTCTGAAAACTCGATATGCGGGGTAGAGCCAGAAACCTTCTGAACGATCTCAAACGACACATAGGATGATGCTGCACTGAAATCATTCAGCAGGTCTTGCCTGACCATCACAACGTCTCGGTTGTTGGTCTTTACGGCAGTAGTCGTTTTTATCGGAGACGTGAGAACGTCGCCACTGGACCCAAAGTCAACACCCGAGAAAAATGTCTTGTATGTCGTGTCCCCAACTCCGGTCCCGACAGAGATTTCCACATCAGTGGCTGACAGGTCAGACGACAGGGTGAGGTAAAACTCCAAAACGGACACATTCCCGAAATTTCTCAAAACTTGGTTTGAGACCGCTCCGAGAGTTTCTGTATTCACATTAACATAAGGCCCAGACACAGACACTTGCACAATGTCGCCACTGGCAGTGTCTTCTATAAAGGCGCGGAAACGCTCTCCGGGTCCGTGTGAAAAGGTGAACCGAACAGGGATAACGTCGCCAGAAGACCATCCAGCTGACAGGTCAACACCGGTGCTGATCTTATGGGATGAGGACGCACCTGAAAGAACGACAAAATCATGCCCAAAGACGTGAAATTCTTCCGGCGCAGACATTATGCCGTTAGCGTCTGTCCACGATGCAGGATCGTAAGAATTTAGCGCCCAGTTTTTTTCGTTACCTAGTCTGATCAAGCCGAAGTCGTCGCCAAGAGCGCCGATTACTGGAATGTCAGCACCATATGTAACAATCGTCCCATCAGGCTGAAATGCCCACGCATTACCGGATCGTGTGCAAGTCAAATAGTCCTCGGCGCGGCCAGATAAAGGGTCTTCACGCTCAGTCCAGAAGGTGGCATTCTCAAAATCCAAGAGCGCCATCCGCGTATCATCGTAGTTTGTAAGTCTGGACGATTTAGAGAACGACCTTTCAGGGGAGATTACTGACCACCCGTCAAGCCCTTCAATAGATGTTCCAATACCGTGGTATATATATGACTGACGACCAGCGGTCACGACTGTCCCGATGCTAAATGACACTCCCCCAGACACAGACTTTTTAAGAGCGTCTAGGCTAGAAAACCGCGTCCCTGCCTCATACAAACCAACACCAGAGATAACGTAATCTGACGCCGCTCCCTCCACAAACGAAAAACCCTCTTTCCGCGTCGTGTGAATAGTCCCGTCGCCGCCGGAGATAGCGTTGGCTTGCAGGGCGTCGAGGTCGTCATAGGTGTAAACCAGCTTCGCGGCTTCTTCTTCCGATCGATTTGCCGCATCAATCGCTTGCTGAACAAGCGCCTGAATCTGCGTTAGAGTCGCATCATCAACTTCCTCATAATCAAGGCACGCAGCGAAATCATGAGGCCCTTCGCTATCCGGAACGGTCACGTTAAAATACCGATCCGCGTCCTTCAGCTTGACCATGAGCAAATAGGAACCTGCCTTCACGGTCACATCGAGATACCCGTTCTCGTCGGTCGTGACGCGGAACGGATCATCGACAATGACGGTAGACCCCTGAGCAACAACTTTCCGGCGCGACCGATACCAGGTCACTGTCTTGTTCTTGAAGACTTCGCCGTCAGGCGTCTCAAATGTGCCGGTCACCTGGCGATTGGTATCAGATGGCATTTCTTACTCGCCTTTCACTTCAATGAGGGGGATGGAAGAGATCGAGCCGGTGCGCTCGATATCCAGAAGGGTGTCGATGGAATCCGTGTCGAAGCGGCACGGAACGTCGAATTCAAAACCGGCCGTCACCTCGACGCCCAGCGCGGGCGGAGTGTCGAAGGTCACGACGCCGGTGGATGTGTCGACCGACCAGCCGGAGAACTGCTCCGCTCCGCCCAGCGCGACCCGCACGGTGCCCGCCACGGGCTTCTCGATCACGCGCCAATACTCGGACACATCATCGCCGTAGTGCTTGCGCAGCTGGAACGCGACCGTGACGCCATCACCGGCGCCTAACAGCTGATCCTCGGCATCGATCGCGCGTGACGCCGTGCCGCTCTTGTAGTCAGCCCAATCCTTGAACCGGAACGCATGCAGCTGCCCGACACGGGCCTCGAAGAACGCGACCACCTGCTGCAGCTGATCGTTTGACCGCACACCGAACGCCACATCGAACTCACGGCGCGAGGTGGCCCATGATGCGTTGCGCTCCTCCCGACCGGAGTCGAGCGTGACCACCTGCGTCTTTCGCCGTGGCCCGCCCTTTGCGCCGCGCCCGATGTTGTCGGGAAACCGGATATCGTGGAAAGCCATTAATTCCCCCTTGCAGCCATGGAGAGACCGCGCTGGAAGTCAGTGGCGATTTGCACGCGGCTCTTGCGGAAGGACTGCGCATCCTTCACGCCGTTGAAGTTGATCACCGGAGCGAAGACCTTATCGCCGCCCCCCGACTGCCCCCTGTATTCATCGATCACGCGCTCCTGCGGGTGCATCATGGCGAGGAACCCGCCTCGACCGTCCAACCCCCCAGAGCGCGACCCATCGCCCGTGTAGCCGCCCCCTGCGAAGCTGGTGGCCGGAGTGAGAGCGGATGAAAGGAAATTGCCCACGGACCCGAGGAACCCGGTGCCGCCGGTGAGACCGCCCATGAGCGCATCGGCAATGGGGCCGAAGATGTATCGACGCGCGGCCAGCTTTGCCATGTCAGCGATAAAGGAGGTGATCATGGAAGAGAAAGACAGCTTACCCGTCCGAACGAACTCCCCGATCGCGTCCTCGCCGGATTTGAACGCTGCGACCAGAGTGTCGCCTACACCTTTGCCGATATCGCGCGCGTCCTCGATATAGTCGTTCAAGGACTTAAGCGTTGCATCCCATCCGGTGGCGGCTTCCTCTGCGGCCTTCTTGACGGAACCACCTGTCTTCTTGGCTTCCTCTGCGATGCGCTTAAGGGCGTTTTCTGTGGCGCGGTCTTTTACCTGGTCAAAGAAATTTCCGAGATAGTCGGTGTTGGCGATTTCCTCCATGCGATCGCCCGTCGATGCGAAGCCATCCGCCATACTCTCAGCCGCAGCCTGTCCAGCCTTGAAAAAGTCGCCGCTCTTCTCGGACAGGTAGTCTACCGTGCCCGTGAGAACATCGGTCGGCAAATCTGTTTTGAACGTGCTATTCAGAGCCTCCGCAATCCCGTTAATTCCCTGCGACACCACCCAAACCATGTCGTGAATTCGTGAGGTCACATAGGAAAGGGCGACATAGAACGCGGACTGGAAAAAGAGCGGAATCGTATTCACGACCAGCTTGATGTGCTCGGCCGCCTGCATGATTGCGCGGATTAACCAGTTGCCGGTCCACTTCGCGCCAGCAACGACCATATCCCAGGCCGACTGGAACCACGGGCCTATCACAGAGATGGCAGGTGCAAGGAAGTTGCTGATCCCGTCACGAATGACCTGCCACGTCGCCAGAGCGGTGTCTCCGAAGGTCACGACCACAGAAGAGGTCTCGTTGATTTCGTTCTGCATCTCCTTAACCGCAAGAGCGCCTGCGCCGATCGCTATAGCCGCGAGTTTTAGAGGCCCCGGCATCTTAGAGACCATGCCGAAAAGGTCTTTAAAGATGCCCCCGACGCCACCATTTCCGAAACCGTAAATCTGCGCGATCTGCGTGCCCTGCTGGGCCATGACCAGGAACGGGTTCATGCCACCAGCAAGCGACACGCCGATATCGTTGGTCTGATAGAACAGCTGCTGCATGCGCAGGGTGGATCCGCGTGAGGCACGCGACATTTGCGCAATGGCCTGCGACTGGTTCTTGTAGGCTGCAATGCTGTTAAGGGCGGCCTTGCGCGAACGAGAGATCGCAGCGGCAAGCTCGTCAGCACTCAAGGCACCCTCAAGATGCGCAGAGCGCATTTCTGCGACTTCCTGCTTGTATTGGCGGATCACCCCGAAGACCGGGTTATACTTCGCCCGAAGATCATCGAGCGCCTGACCCTGCTGCAAATACTCGGCCGTGGTCTGCCCGATCGCAGGCGTGACGCCGGTCACGCGGTTGATCTGCGCCACAAGATCGCTCTGCGCGGATGCGGTGGCGGTAAGCGCACGACCAGAAAGCGCAGCCTTGGCCGCCATCTGCTCATACTGCTCACGGGCACGGGCTGCGGCAAGAGCCGTCTCGTCCAGCCCCTGAGAGGCCGCAGGCGCACCAGCGCCAATCTGCTGCAGCGCGTCCTTGCCGGTCACGCCAACATCGCGCAGCTCTTGCTTCAGCTTTTGCCCGCCAACTGCTGCGAGGCGAACTGAGACCTTCTTGTCAGCCATTCTCGGTCATTCTTTCGTTTGTTTTGGCGCAGGCGATCTGCTCGATTTCAGGCACAAATTCGGCAACGGCCTCGGGAGGGATGCCGAGGCCGTCAGCCAATCGAAAAGCGGCGGTCATATCCCACCCGATGATCACCACGCCCGCCATCGAGGACACGGCGCGGACCTGGCCACCCATTCGCATGGCCAAGTCCCAGACCTTGCGGCCCTCTATGCTTTGCGGGTGGTTTTCTTTGCGCGGGCAGTTTTCGCAGACCGAGGGGCACGCTTGGCAGTATTCCGCGCCGCCCCCGTAGTGCCAGTCTGCGAGCGCGCGGAGTCTTTTTTTTCCTCGGCCACCTCCGCCTGAACGGTGAGGAACTTGTTCAGATACTTGATCAGCCACGCATCTGCGGCCGCCGGATGCTCAAGGAACGCGGCGATGTATTCAGCCGTCACCGGTGCCTTTCCGCCCTTGGCGTCCTCGACGCCTTCCCAATCGACAATCACCTGCTCTGCAATGACCAGAGACAGAACGCGCGACAGCTTGGTCGCAGAGGCCGGATCGATCGCGGTGCCCTCAAGGTCGTCCACCTCGGACGCCACGTCCTCGGCCAGAGTGGCAAGGCGCGGGTCTTCTTTGGCCGCGTCCATGATTGCAGTTGTTGCAGGTTCTGCAAGAACTCGGACACCAGCCCCCGGAATGAGATCATACCACTCGGGACCGTTTTTCAGGTTAAGGCGCATATTTCCTCCAATGCATAGAAAAGCGGTGCCAGAGACCGAAGCCTCCAACACCGCGAAAGTCCGACAGAAGCCGGGGTTAGAATTAGTTGGACGGGTTGTCGTAATCGGCCACGTCATTGATCAGGGTCGCGGTGGCCATGCGGCCCACGACATGGTCAATGGCCGCCTGCCAGGCAAAGGTTGCCTGAACTCCGCCGGGGCCTTCAAGGGGCAGCTTGGGCTTAGGCAGGTAGACCGCGTGCGCCTCAAGGGTGAACTTCGTGTCGGCGTCGATCTCGTATCCGAAGGTCAGAGCGCAAGAGGTTCCGTTGATCGCCTGATCCAGCAAGGTCTGGTCAGCGAAGCGCACGACAATCTCGCCGGACAGAGCCGCGATAGACGGGTCCACCCCGTCGATCTTGCCATCGCCCCGTATCGTCTCGACCGGGTCAAGGTTGTTCGTGTAAGTGATCTGGCCAGAGACAACGTTGCCAAGCTGGGTGCCGTCGCGGGTAATCGACCCATTGAAGGAACCGAAGCGCGAAAGGGTCATTTCCTCCAAAGTGCCCGCCGCAGAGGACGTGTCCGTTTCCTCACCCTGTGCAATGCAGTTGACCGTGGCCGTCACAAGACCGGAGCGCTGCATGGTCCAGTTGATCGAATTCGCACGAACGCCAGAGACCATGGCATAGTAGGGCACGTCAGGCATTCCGGTCTCGATCGACAGGGACGGCAAGTCCCAATTGCCGGACTGGAAAGCATGGGTGTAAGGGGCAGACGCGCCAGTGGTGGTCGGATCGCCAAACAACGCCTTAAGCCAGATGCCGAGGAACCGCGCATCGATCGGCACAGACAGATCGCCGTCCGTGGTGATCGCGTCCTTGACCGGAGGAAGCGGGTCGCGGCCATAGCCCAGAAGCTCGGACTCCAAGAGCGGCTGCTCGCTTCCGAGGTTGTTTGAGGCAAAGGGGATTTTCCAAAACGACCCCGAGGCGGGCGGGGTGCCGTAAATGGTCTCAAAAGCCGCAGCCATCTGGGCGCGGGCACCTTGTGCGCGTGACATAGGTCAGTCCTTTCTGAAAGTTGATCAGCCCAGAGGGTCTGGTGTGCCGTAGGTGAGGATCACCCCGACAGTTGCTGCCTTGAGGCCAATTGCCCCGAGGTCGGTGAGGTCGACAGGCGCAGGGGCCTGCCCGAGAACGTAGTCGCACAGGCCGCCCAGCGTGCGGTCGTCAGAAACCGCCACGCCAATGGCCTGCTTCAGGACGTCGAACTTCGCGTCCCGGTCGTCGTCGCGCGTGGCCTCGACCAGAAGGTCGACCTCGGCGTAATGCTCATAGACATAGCAAGGCGGCGAAAAGAGGAACTCCGGATCGCCAGGATTTCCGTCGCGCAAGATGATAGCGCCATCACGCGGGATGGACTCCGGATAGGCCGCATTGCGCGCCACAAGAGCGCCGGATGGGGCCGCCGCCTGAATCTTGGCATAAAGCGCTTTCAGAACCTGCTCCGAATAGCTGTCGGCCATGGCCTCAGTCCTTCCACTTGGAGACAATCAAGCCGGGCACGGCCGCCTCCCACTTCTTGCGGTCCCGATCCAGATCGAGTTTCGCGCGCAGGCGGACCTGCGGAACGAGGATGAAACAAATGACGGTCTGCTCGCCGGTCAGGATCCCGTCCTTGCGGCGGCGACCACCCTTGCGGGCTGCATTGCCCTTCTTGTTGATCCGCGCCTGATCCGCGACCAGAAGCGAATTCTGCCCGCGACGATACACAAAGCGCAGCCGAAGGCCGGTGCGCTGCTCAAACCCATAAGGGTCGATCCGCTTGTTTCCTGGGCCGCGCATCTTCACGGCCGCCTCGGTCGGAATGGCAAGCCAGAACTTCTCGCGCGACTTGATCAGAACGCCACGATCATGCGCATCCACGACCTCGGCCGCAGAAGCGCGGGCGGTGTTGTTCGGCCGCACATAGACCAAAGACGCCGCGCCGAGACTGTAACCGCGTGCCGGAAAATTCATGCCGCGCACAGTGTTTGCCAGGCGCGACCCGAGGCCCGCGCTCTTGATCTGTGAGCGCCAGGACTCCTTAAGGCCGCGACCGGCCGCCCGAAGGCCGAGAGTGACGCCACGCTCGCCGTTGTCGATCACCTTCTCCATTTCGGCCTCGAGATCGTGATCGGCCTTCGCAATCAATCTCATTGCGGGGCCGCCTCACACTTCCAGACCAGACGCTCGCCGTCGCGGGTGGGCTGTCCGGTCACCTGGAAAATGTCGCCGGTGGAGTTTCCCTCAGAGTCGAGGATTTCAAAGGTGTCGTATTTATCGGGGTTCGACACCTCGGAGATCCGCACGTCGATGGTGACCGTGCCCACGACAAAACGGCCGGAATTGAACTCGGAGAACTGGTCGGGCTTGTTGATCACCACCCGAACAGGATCACCGCCGCCCGCACCCTGCGACCGATAGAGCGCATCACGCCCGATATTCCGGTCCGCAAAGATTGCGTTAATGGCGGCGGCAAATGCAGTCATGGCTTAGGCCACCACACCATTCAGGCGCACTTTGCCTGTGGTGTCAGATGCGCCGCCTGCGACAGCTTCATAGGCCACGCCCGCAAGCGTGTTGCTGGTGGCGGTCGTGGTAAACACCTTGTTGGTGTCGTCCCAATAGACCTTTGCGCCGACAGTCCAAGCCTGAGAGGCCGCCTTTGCGTGAGAGAACACGCCGGACAGCTTCGCTTCGCCTTCTTCGCCAGAGGCAACATCGCCAGTGGCGATGCCGACCAGGGTGCCGATAAGAACGCCGGTGCCGGACGAAACGTCCGCAGCGGCGGTGAAGGTGATCGTGTCACCCTTTGCGATATAGTTTTTCATGGTTCCGATCCTTGTCAGAAAGAGGTTGGTGCCGCGCCCGGCCGGGAGGAGGAAGCCGGGCGCGACTTAAGCCTGAGAGGAGTCAGGCTTAGGAGGGTGCCTTGCCGGGGTTCTTGTAGAGACCACGGTGGTCGATCGCCTTGGCCGCGAATTCGTGGCGGGCCTTGATTTCAAGGCCGTCCACTTCGAAGCCCATGCGGGTCTCGGTGAACACGCCTTCCTGGCCTTCGAGATAGGCATACTCGACGGTGTCGATCATCGCCGGGTTGGCAGAAAGGAACCACGGATCCTGACCGGAGTCGGGGATCAAGCGGCGCTCTTCAATCACCTGCAGCTTATTGGCGTAGACGTTCACATCGTCCGTGCCAGCCGGGGTGGTGGCGGTCAGGATTTTGCGAGCCTCAACCGCACGCTGGCCCGGAGAGGTCAGCAGGAAGGAAGGCGACACCGAAATCCGGTGACCCTCAATGCCGGTCTGCTGCGCATAGGCGCGATAAGCGGCGGTCAGGCCAGCTTCATCAATCACCGCAGCGGTGCCGAGGTTGCCGTGATCTGCGTGGAACAGATCGACGCCGTCTCCCATGGTCGGGTTCTGCATCAGGATCGCGTAGACGATATCCCCCTCAAGCTCGGCTGCACGGGCACCGAAGGCCGAAGACAGGCGCGTGAAGGCGGACAGATCGTCGTTGATCAGCATCTTACGGGAGAACCCGATGATGCGACCGTAGGTGGAGAGTTGATAAACTTCCTTGCTCTCGGCCATGGTCCCATACTTGAACTCACCGGCCTCGTTCACCTTCTCAAGGTCCGGAGCGCCGGACAGCTGCGCGCGGGTGACTTCTTTGAAGTCGGTCAGCGTCTCACGACGCGCCCAGGCGGTGAAGGTGCGCGGGATCGCTTGGTAAGCATCGCGCAGGGTGCGGTTTGCCAGATTGCCCAGGATGATCGGGAAATCGGACGTGGTGTGGTAACCGGCGGCGCGGGTGAACACGGCACCAGCAAGCTCCTGACGGGTCATGCCACGGGTGGAGACGCCACGACGCTCGAGGTTGTCGCGGGCGATTTCCAGAAGAGACATGCCACGGAACTCGCGGCCACCTGCGGTCAACTCATGCTGGCCGGGGTTCACACGGTGCATCAAGGCGTTTTCAAGAGCCTCGCCGCGTTGACGATCGCGCTCGCTGTCACCGCGCGGCTGCGCAGGCTCATAGGAGCGGCCCTGCAGCGGGTCGGATTCCGCGATCTTGTCGAGGATAGCCGTGCGGGCATCTTCGACACTCACGCCACGCGCGACCAGATCGGCGGAGAAATCGCCATCAAGGCCGTGACGGCGGCAAAGGTTCGTGATCGTGGTGGAACGCTCACGCTCGGCCGCGACAGCGCGCTGCGCTGCTGCTTCCGGATCCACACGCGTCTCCTGGGCGGTGGTCGCCGTGGAGGTTTCGGGGGTGGCGGGCGCTTGGCCGCCGTTGGAGCGGGTCTGGACAGTGTCCTCAGTGCGAACCTCATCCTGTTCGCCCGCGCGTTGGTTTTTGTTCGGCATGATTGCCTCCTTTGTGGTTTTTGCCGGTGCGGCACTTTCCTGCGAGCGAACAAGCACACAGGGGTTACACGGAACCTCCCGGCTCTCGGCCGAGCGGGTCTGTGATCCGGGATCGGCGGGGATTGCCACCGCCGAAATCTCCATGGGCTCCCAATCAACGGCGCGCCATTCTTCGCGCTCGCCGTCTTTCTTGGTGATCTCATACTGGTGGACGCGATAGCCCACAGAAACGTTGCGAACCGTGCCCTCGAGAATGCGCTGCACGATCGGCGCGGCGTCCTCGGCCTCGGTCAAGCGGATCGTGGCGTAGCCCTTGCCGCCCTCGATCCGGACAGAGCCGGGAACAACGGACCCGAGAACACTCTCAAGGCCATAGCCTCGGTGCGAGTTGAGAAACGGGCCGCCTGCGTTGAGGCGATCCAGGCGCAGGGCCTCGGGCGTAACTTCGAGAGTTTCGTCATACTCGATACGGTCGTCCCATCCTTCCCAGCGCACGCGCTGCACGGTGGCGCCTGTGGTCCAAACGACCTCGATCGTGCGCTCGTCGCGGTTGATGCTCTCAGGGCGAACGGAAGCGGCCCGCCCGATTACGGGCAGGTCCATCATGTCCTTGGGCATTTTGGTCAGTCCTTCTGGTTATCTTCCGCCGGGCGCGAAGGCTCGGCGTCTGACGTTTCGCTGTCCTGCGAGAGGCCAGCCTTTGAGACCCGACGCGGGTCACTGTCGAGGATCAGCCCAAGACGGTCTGCCTCTTTGTTGTCGCGGTCCATTTCCTCGTAGACCTCAAGCGGGTCATAGCCGCGCTTGGCGATCATCTGCGACCGCGTGGCGAAGCCTGCGCGGGTCTCGATCAGATCGGTCTCCGCGTCCTGCTTCGGGTTAACGCTCTCGAACTTCGGCGGTGCCCATTCGGCCTGAACATCGGCGGTCGGGATCAGACCGGCAGTGTAGGCCGCATCGCAGAACCACTGCCAAATCTTCTCGCAGAACATCGGGATCACGATGGTCCACTGAATCTGCTCGACCATGCGGCGGAACTCATTCAGACCTGCGCGGTTGCTCGAGAAATTCGCCTGCGACAGATCGCCGGTCATGAGCGCGTATGGAACGCGGAACCCTGCCGCGATGATCATCATCTGCGTGCGGTTCCACTCCGCGACACCTCCGGAATGACCCGGCGTGTTGAATTTGATATCCTTGCCGCCTGTGGCATAGGCGATCATGCCGGGCGAAAACTGCTCAATCTGGTTTCCCATGCCATCCTCGACCGTTGGAGCCATGGACGTCTCGCCCGCAGCGTCCTCACCGATCACGATACCGACCATGCAAGCCTCGGTCTTCTTGCGGACCATTTCGGCCACCTGCCAATCGCCAAGGTCGCGCAGGGCGATCATGGCCGGAGCGCCCCACGGAACACCACGCGACTGGACGCGCTGACGCTCAAACAGGTGCGCCACATTATCCGCAGGGATGCGAACAGACTCGGTTGTCCGGCGGAACACGTTTGTGGTGTCGCCGGGATGATCCGGGAACATCCAGAAAGCCGACCGGCGGCCGGAGGCGTCATATTCAATCCCCTGAGATATACGCGGCCCGGTGGGGTTGCTCTCCCATTTCCCATCGTCCAGATGATCGGCCTCGTAGAGCTCGATCTGCAGCGGCACCTTTGAACCCGAGCGGCGGCGCGGGCGTTTGAGGCCAAGAACCTCCCCGCCCTCGATCATTTCGCGCACTGCCAAGGACAGAACGCCGTGGAAATCCGTGTGGCCATGCGCATCGCAATGACGCGACCACTCGGCCCACAGCTTGTCGACCTTCTTATTCAGGCTCTTATTGCCAGACGCGGCACGCGGACGGATTCCGGTGCCCACGATGTTATTGACCAGAACCTGCACCGCCTGAGCGGCGAGGGCGTTGTTGCGCACCAGATCCCGAGACCGATCACGCAGAAGCGGGCCTGCCGCTGCAATCTCGCTGTCTGCGGCCGTTGAAGAACTGCGCCACCCGTCCGTTTGACGCCCCCGGCTGGCCCCTTCATAGAGACGCTGCTGGTGGACAAGAGAGGCGCGAGCGGCAAGGCGCTTGGCCGCCGTGGTCGGAGAGAACACCCCGATCGCCTTGTCCAAAGGCGTCATGCGAACATCGGCTGACTTTTTCACGGCTTACCCCCGGCTGAACGATGCGAAGCCTGCGGCGGGCTTCTTTTTACCGGCCGAAGCGGTCAATTCGGCCTCGACCACGCGGATTCGGGCCAAGAGGGCTGCACCATCGTCATATTCAACGGTTTTCCCCTCATAGGTCACACGGGTGGTGCCGGATGCATATGCGCTTTTAAGCGCGTCCAATTCCGCCTGAGTGAATGCCATTAGAACCACTTCCCGTTTTGAGTCCCGAGCCAACTCTGGCCGGATTGTTTCGTTTTGCCGCGACGGCGGCGCTGTGGCCTACCTGCGGGCTGCTCTTCCTTGTCCGGCTCGGCCACATTCAACTGCGCTTCGAGATCATCCCAGCGCGTATCGTCCCACCGATCGACGCCCATCAGGTCAGCGACAGCCCGCGCATAGACACGGCAGTCCAGCGCCTCGTTTCGGTCTCGGGTTTTCACCCACTCGGACCTCGAAAATCCGGTGCGCTTGTTTTTGCGCGAGACCAACTGCTCGGCTGTGGCCTGCTTGAACCACTCCGGAGGTGTGCCCTGACCCGTATGGATGTATCCCGCAGGGAACTCGCCACCGGCCGCCAAATCTTCATCGGTCGGCTTTTTGAGTCGGAACCAACGGTAGGTTTCCAGCTTGTAGACAGAGACCGAAACCTTCCAAAGCGCGACACCGCGCTTGATCTTCTTGCCGCCCTCGTTCACGTCGACATATGATGGTCCATCGACAGGATAATGCCTGTCAAATCCGCCCATACCCTTTACGGCATGAACCTGACCGCGACCCATTTTGCGAACCCACGCATAGACAGCGTCAACGGTCATACCGTCACCGGTGTCGATGCCGACCCGCGCAACCTGCATCGGACGGCCGCTCTCATGCATCCATGTGGCGTCACACAGATCGGTGAGGTCGTCCCAAACGTCCGTCTTGGTCACATCACCATCCAGAACGATGTGATCGACCAGCCAGGACTCCGAGTTTCGGCCCCAAGCCCAAACACTCGCCTCAATGCGTCCCGTCCGCTGAACGTCCACACCCATGGTCAGCACAAGGCCGCCCTTGGGCACGGTGCCCATCTTGTAATCTTCCCGGCGCTCGTAGAGTTTCTGCCAGTCCGGCGCCTCGCCTTTTTCTTCCCAGGTCTCGCCAAGAACCGTGTTCTTAAACGCCTTCATCTGGGCTTCTTTGCCCTTGGCGGCCTCGAACTTCCGCGCGATCTCTTCCCAGGACAGCCACCCGATCGGAGAGTAAAGCCCCGAGATGTGGAACCCGATCACGCAAGCCTCGCGGGCCTTCTGGACCATTTCAGGATCGGCGGTCGGCTGCCACTCGGCCCCGTTCTCCGGATCCATCATCCAAGTCTTATGGCGCTCCGCGATCGGCTGCTCACAATGCTCACAGACATAACGAACCGATTTAGGCTCGCCACGATCCCACCGCAGGCGCTCGAACTTGAGCCATTGAAGCCCGAGGCAATGCGGGCACGGCACAAAGTAGCGTCTCTGATCGGTCAACTCGAACTCCGCCTCAACCCGCGATGCCCCTTTGACGGTCGGCGTCGAAGAGACAAAAATCTTTTTGCGACGGCCGAAGGTGTTGGTCCGCGCCTCTGCCAGCGTGACCGGGTCACCTTCCTCGTCCAGATCGTCCTTATAGGCGTCCACCTCGTCCAGATGGACATAGCGCATCGGCATCGACCGCAGACCGGCTGCCGAGTTACCACCAGCAATAATCAGGTGACCGCCTGGAAAACTCTTTTCCAGCTGCGTGTTGCCGCTGTCCCGCTGCTTGGCCGGAGCCACAATGTCGCGGATCGTCGGCGTGGCGTCGATCATCGGATCGATCCGCTGACGGCTAAACCGCTTGGCCGTGGTCTCGTTTGCCTGAACGGCCAGAAATGGCCCAGGGGCCACCTCCATCACATGCCCGATCCAGTTTATACCGGCCTCGGTCGCGCCCACCTGCGCAGACTTTGCAAAGACGATCTTCTGCGCCCAATGGCTGGGTGACAGAGCGTCCATGATGCCTTGCATGAAAGGCGTGCGGGCGCTGGTGTATTTACCAGGCTCCGCCGCGCCCTTGGACGATAGATAGCGCTTCTCGTCCGCCCACTGCGTGACGGTGAAAGCCGGGTCCGGAGCGATCCCCGAAAGCCACGCCTTCAGGATATCGTCCGAACCCTCAAACTTCGGGCTGACTGAGATCAATGGTGATCTCCCCCATTTCTGCGAGATGATCGCGGATCATCGTATCGAGCGCCTGCTCCATGGCGTGCGCGTCACATCCGAGATCAGCCGCCATAAGCGCGGCCTTTCGCGCGGGCAGCTGCATCCAGCTATCCCGAAACTTGCGAGCGAGGTCATAGACCTGCTGTGTCGCAAGTTTGCGATCAATCAGTTTCCCTTTTTCCTTGTCGAGCCGCAGCTTTTTAAGCTGGGCCGAATAGGCCTTATCTGCGGCGGCGGCTTTTGCCATCGAAAGACCGCCGGTGCCTTGCGGCTCCATGTTCTCCGCAACGGCGGAGCCTTCCTCAACCGCCTGAACCTGCGCCTGCGTGATCGGCTTCTTTTCGTCGGCCTCAATCGTGGCCCGCGCCTTCTCGACGCCTTTCTCGATCGACTCCGGCGTCCTTACCTTGTTGCGATCTGTTGCGGCGGCCCATTGGGCGTCAGCCTTGGCGGGGTCAATGGTCCCGTCTGGCTCCACATCGATGCGCCCGGATGCAATCGCCTTGCGAACGGCGGCATCGGTTCCTCCGACTAAGCCCCGCTCCTTTCGGTGGGCCGCATATGCTCGACGGGATAGACCCATAGTCCATCCCCCTCACGCACTGCGGTGGACCGAAAGCCCGTTGAAAACCCGGCGCACCAGATAGCTGCGCACGATCGACACGGCTGTGAAGCACGCGCTGATCCCGAGATGCGTCCCAAAGTCGGCGTCGATGCCGAACCACGGGAACACGATGATCTGGGTCAGCATGGCCACGGAAAACCCGATCGCCACATTTGCGACGGCCTCGACCAGAGACATCAAGCGGCTTTGCATTGTGCCTCCCGTATCTCGTCAAATGTCCGGCCATCGCCCTCAAGCGTGGCGGCCTTGCCTGTATATTCCTGCCAGCGCCGCACGATCACGTCGCAGAACTTCGGGTCGAGCTCCATCAAGCGGGCTTTGCGCTTGCCCTTGTGGCAGGCAATGAGCGTCGATCCGGAGCCGCCGAAGAGATCAAGAACCTGATCGCCAGGAACGGTGCTGTTCTCGAGCATGCGCTCGACCAGAGAAACCGGCTTCATGGTCGGGTGATCCCCGTTCTTGGCGGGCTTGTCGTGGCGGATGATGCTGGTGTCCAGCGTCCGCATTTTCATTTCCTCGCCCTCGATCACAATCACCTGGTCGCCCATGTCGATCTGAATCGAGTTATCCGGCATAATCCGGATTTTTTCGCCGTCCTGGTTGAAAACGGTCGTTTTATTCCGATCGCCATACCAGCTGTGCGCCGCGCCGGGCTTCCAGCCATACAGGATCGGCTCATGACGCCACTGATAGTCAGACCGGCCCAGAACGAGAGAAGGCTTCTCCCAGATCAGGCACCCTGACAGCTTGAACCCCGCATCCACGAAAGCGCGGCGGAAATTCAGCCCCTCTGTGTCCGCGTGCGCCACATAGATCGGAGCGCCCATGCGCATCACATGATAGGCGCAGGCCATGGCATCGACCAGGAAGCGCCGGAAGTCCGTGTCGCCCATGTTGTCGTTCTGGATTTTACCAGCCGAGCCTTCGTAATTCACGTTATATGGCGGATCGGTCCAGCAAGCGTCCACTTCTCCGCCATCACAGAGCGCAGACACATCAACCCGAGACGTGCTGTCACCACACATCACCCGGTGATCGCCAAGGATCCAGATGTGACCGGGCGCGGAGGTATAAATCGGGTCCGTTTCCGGAACCTCGTCCTCTTCCCCGATCGGCTCGTCGTCCTCTTCGTCCGGCTCAAGGCCAGAAAGAAGCTCGTCCAACTCGTCCTCGGAGAAACCAAGGATATCCATATCGAAGGCATCAGCCTGCAGCGCGGCCAATTCTTCGCGGAGCAAGTCCTCGTCCCAGCCGGAGTTTTCCGCAATCTTGTTGTCCGCAATGACCAGAGCGCGACATTGCTCGTCGGTCAGGTGGTCGAGCCGGATCACCGGAACCGTATCAAGGCCCAGCTTGCCTGCCGCCATCAACCGGCCGTGGCCAGCGATGATGGTGCTATCGCCACGAACGAGAACAGGGTTCACGAAACCGAACTCTGTGATCGACTTCGCAATCTGCGCGACCTGCCACTCGGGGTGCGTGCGCGCGTTGCGAGCGTAGGGGATCAGCTCGGACGTTTTGACCCGTTCAATTTTCAATGGCGTCTCCATGTTTGGTTGCGGGGGCGGGACTTGAACCCGCGACCTCCGGATTATGAGTCCGGTGCTCTACCGACTGCGCTACCCCGACAAAAAAAGCCGACCCAAAGGCCAGCTTGTGCGAACCCTGCGAACCAAGGTGCGAACCCAAAAAAATCCTTTGTAACTGGCGATTTAGTGCGCCTTTGCCCCCCGCATACGTGCCGGGCGCAGAAGGACCCGAAAAGGCTTGACTAAAGGCACGAGGCCAGGTCTTTGCGCCGATTGTGCCACGAATCTGGCACGAAACCCGCCGGTTTGTCGCGCAAAAAAACGCCGCCGCGACCACGGGCAGACCACGGGCAGACGCCGCCCGCCGCCGCCGAACGCCACCGAACGCGGCCACGCAAAAGCGACTCCTTATAGTATAGGGGCCAGACGGGCACGGCCGGACCACGAGACCACGGGCCAGACCAGGCGCAAGAGCACGGGCCGAACGCCGGACGCAGACCAGACCACGAGACCGACGCCGAACGCCACGG